CCTCAATGGTGGAACGATCCCTCTTATAAATCATGATGAAACAGACGTACAATGGCTTGAACCAATGCAAGCTAAATGTCTGTTAGAAGCTCCAAACTCTTCATGGAGATACGCCCATATATACTACAGAGAACAAGCAGCAAAGTGGGAAGAGAAACTAAGAGTACTAAACAAAGAACGCATTTTACGACAACTAAATCATTTATGAAAGGAAACTGAGTTGGGTAAGAAGAAGGCTTCAGGCAAACATTACGTATCTAATGGTGAACGTCCAAACGTTAACAGGTCTACTGTAAAGTCGGTCAGACGTAATATTACGCGAGTGGACCGATTGGATGATATTATGAAGGCGTGGCGACGTTTAGAGAATCCTTGGATTACGATTCCTAATCCAAATACGAAGGAAACAAACAAACGCCATATTCGTGTTCGCACTAATGACTTGTTTGGAGATCCAAAGGGAGAGTTTCGAATGGCGGTTAGTACGACATGACAAAGCTAGAAATATATACACAAAATGGATGTTCTTATTGTACAAGAGCAAAAACTCTTTATATAAGTAAACAGGAAATGTTTCCTGAATATGTTGAGTATAATATTTCTGAAAGCGAGGTTTGGAAAAACGAATTGAAAAATAGAGTGCCAGATGTAAAAACTGTTCCTCAGATTTTCATCAACGATAAACATATTGGCGGATATGATGAGTTCTGTGATTGGATTGATAATCATTATAGTGGGAGTTGAGAATGCAAGAATTTGAACGTGATTTGTTGGTTCATGCTTTACGTACAAGTGTAGTTCGTCTTGAGTTTACTAAGAAGAGTGGTGAATATCGTGTAATGAAGGCTACTCTAAAGGAAGATATGATTCCATCAGAACATCAACCTTCAGGCGAAGGTGTTTTAAAGACAGCAGAAGTACGCCCTGTATATGACCTAGATAATATGGGTTGGCGATCCTTTCGTTGGGATACTCTAAAAAGTTGGGCGGATTGGGAGAAATTTGAAGTATAAATAATATGATAATTTTGAAGGAGATATTATTAACAACAAAAAGGTAAAACTATGTTTAAATATATTAAATATCTATCTGTAGTTACTTTGTTATTTTTAACAACAGTTTCGGTAGCAAAGGCGGAAGAATCAACGACAAAGGCGCCAGAACTTGTTCCTGGTCTTGATTTTATTATTAGCGCAGACAATATGTATTCTGTTGAATCAGCAAATTTTAAGACTGAATTTGGTATAGAAGCGGAAGCTACTAATTTAGGTATTCTCGTGGGATTGTATCCTTTAGTACATTGGGATTCACAAGATGCATCTGAATACAAAGCAGAGATTACTTGGGATCTTGATGCCGAATGGTTTCAACTATCTCCACACGCAGACGTTATCATGGACAGAAATTTAGAACATCAAGAAACAACAGTTGGTGTTAAAATCTCAAAAAGGTTTTAATATATTATAGGGGGTGAAATTCCCCCTATAATCATAATGGAGGATATTATGTCGCATAGAAGAGATGATTACCCAGATTTTATAGATGAAATTTATGTACCAAGAAAAAACGAAATCTGTGAAGAATGTCAAAGACCTGCTATTACATCTACATTAGATAATTGTCATAGATTAAATTGTCCATATCACAAAGATTATTATACTGATTAAAGGTTTTTAAGAATGTCGTTGAAAGTAGTTATGAATGAAAACGAGTTAAACAATTCTATTGGTATTGAGACAAACGAATTGAATAGAAATGCTATGGGTGGCACAGAGATGATGCAACATGCATTATATTCAAAGTTATCAAAGGAGTTGTTAGATAAATTCCAAATTATTCCATCTAGAGTTAGGAATATTGATCCTAATCGTCTTCCTATTCTCTGGTTGCACGATTTGGCGGAAGACCCTGAATCCAGGCACCTCAGTGATAGTGGAAATCGGAGCAGATTCAGACGACTTGTTTTTGTATCCCACTGGCAATTTACAACTTATCATAAAGTTTTAGGTGTCCCCTACAGCGATTCTATTGTTATTAGAAACGCTATTGAACCTATTCCTACTCACGAAAAATCAAAAGAAGGTCCATTGAGACTCATCTATCACACTACACCACACCGTGGTCTTGATGTGTTGTTAGCTGTTTATCAGAAACTATCTGAAAAATGGGGCGATAGAGTTCATCTAGATGTATACTCATCTTTTAATATCTATGGATGGCCACAGAGAGATGAACCATTTGAACAATTATTTCAAATTTGTCGTGATCATGAACATATCACATACCATGGAACTGTATCCAATCAAGAAGTAAGAGAAGCATTACAAAAAGCACATATTTTTGCATACCCCAGCACATGGCAAGAAACTTCTTGTATTGCTGCGATTGAAGCGATGAGTGCTGGTTGTTGCGTAGTTTGTCCATCTCTAGCGGCACTTCCAGAAACTACTTCTAACTTTTCTCTTATGTATCCATTTGATGAGGATAAGAATCAACACGCTCATATGTTCTACCAAGTTCTAAATGCGGCTATAGAATCATATTGGGAAGAAGATATGCAAACAAAATTGCAGTTTCAGAAACTCTACACAAACACATTCTATAGCTGGGATCTACGAGCACAAGAATGGGAGGGATTATTAAAATCCCTATTAGACCACGAAAAGTAATTATAGTTTGTTTAGAGGGTTATTCAAGGCTTTTTCTATAGTCTTGTTTACCCTATCTTCTAGTTCGCGAATATCAGATTCTACTTTTCTTCGCGTTGCATCCATTCTATCATCCGCAGAGTTAATCATCTCTCTCATATCTTTTTCAGTAGATCTCATAAGTTCTCTGATTTCGCGTTCTGTAGCAGAATTCTTTTTCTCTAGTTCGTATATCGTGTCTGATAATTGATTCATATCGTTCTTTAGATCGGTACGCATATCTCGCGCGGTTTCTTGAGCCTCACCTACTAGTACATATGACTCTTCGACCTTCTGTTTCAATAATTCTACTCTTTTATCGAAGCCAGAAAGATCAGGAGCAACATATGTTGTAATCTTTTGTTTCATTGTCGTATAATCTTTATAGACCTCAAAGGCGCCGTACAAACCACCAATTAAAGTGGATAGCGCCATTGCGACAGCAACCATCTTGCCACCCTTGAATTTAACTCCAGCAAATTCTATCTCTGCCATTTTACCTTGTACCTATTACCCTATTATTGAATTGTGATCTTTCTAACTCATTAAACTTCTGATCATTCATCAAGAATCGACTAATAAATCTGTTATCCTGTATACTTCCACCAGGAATCTGTGTTTGTTCATAAAAAGGTTTATCCTGTAACTGCACGCCAGTATAATCTTTAAATCCCGGAACATATCCCATCATAGCGACGATTGATGCCTGTGCTGCTACTTGTGTTTCAAGTGCTGCTGACTCACCCATCTTTTCTGCTAATGACTCAATACGTTCCTGTATAGCTTGTTTAATTCGTACTTCTTTAGAAGGTTTTTCTTTTTCCTTCTTTGCTTCTTTCTTTTTGGGTTCTTCTTTTTTCTCTTCTTTTACTTCTTCTTTAGTCTCCTCTTTCTTTTCCTCCTTCTTCTCTTCTTTCTTTTCTTCTACAGCGGCAACTTTAATTTCTTCTTTTGTTTCTTCTTTGACTTCTTCAGTATTAGTCTCTACTTCTGCTGCTATCTGTTGTTCAATTTCTTGTTCTACCTCAGACTCAATCTCTGCGACTACTGCTTGTTGTTCTGCTGCTACAGCTTGTTGAACCTCTTGTCTAGTTTCTGCTTGTAAAGTTTCTACTCGTGCGGTAAACGCCGCTGTTGCTGTATCTAGTTGTGATACTTCTGGTATAACTACAGTTACATTAGGAATACCTTCAACTTCAACTACTGATGTTGTAATCTCTTCTTTATTTGTTTCTGTGACTGCAACAACTACAGTCTCTTCTATTGGATTTGCTTCTGCTACTGTCTCTACTTGTTGTTCGTCTTCAGCGGTTTTTGTTTCTTCTGCTTGTTTCTCTTGTTGCGCTGCTAGTGCTGCTGCATATCCATCACATGTAGGACTAAACAAAGGATCTATATTACAGTTTCTAGCGATAACCGCCTGTTCGTAACCCGGACATCTTGTATCATATAATGGATCTAAAGAACACTGTTGATTGTAGTAAGCAGTTGCGTAACCTGGGCATTCTGTATCATAGAGAGCGTCAAGACTACATTGTTGATTGTAGTAAGCAGTTGCGTAACCTGGGCATTCTGTATCATAGAGAGCGTCAAGACTACATTGCTGATTATAATAAGCGGTCTTATATCCCGGACAACTAGAATCATATAATGGATCTAAAGAACATTGTTGATCGTAGTATGCCTGTGTGTATCCAGGACATTCACTATTATAAAGAGGATCTAAAGAACACTGTTGGTTGAAATATGTTTCATTATAATCAGTGCAGTCAGTATCATATAAAGGGTCTAAAGAACATTGTTGATCGAAATAAGCTTCTGCATAACCAGTACATTCAATATCATATAAAGGGTCTAAAGAACACTGTTGATTAAAATAAGTTTCTGCATATCCTGAACAGTCTTCGTTATATAAAGGGTCTAAAGAACACTGTTGATCGAAATAAGCTTCCGCATATCCTGAACAATCTTCATTATATAAAGCATCTAAAGAACACTGTTGACTAAAGTAGGCATCAGCATATCCTGAACATCCACTATCATACAGAGCGTCTAGTTCACACTGTTGATTATAGTATGCTTGAACGTAACCAGAACAATTCTCTGAGTATAATGGATCACTATCACAAGGATCAGAAGCAGATGCAGTACCAGCAGTTCCATCACTATAACTATACACGTTATTTGTCGCTGACCAACCAGTTACTCTATCATCGGCTGTAGAAGATCCAAAATTATATAATGTACCACCTGGATTTGTATATTGATATTGTGTCCATTCGCCTTGTGTAGCATCGCCTATAACACCAATAGTGAAAGCATGGTTTTGTATGTTGATCATTTGATGGTACATATCAAAACTACCATCTGGACGAATTTCTAGACCTACTGTATTCCGATTACTGTTATAATATTCACTTATATTATTCCATTGATATCTTTGGTAATTTTCATTACCCTGTGTGTAAAATCTTCCTTCTGTTGAATTGTCTATCAAGTCTGTCCATAATACAGCAATTGCATAGTTATAAGACGAACTAAGGGTTGAATTGGTGTCTAAATTAATACCATTACAACACCAACTCGTCGTTGGATTTACAAATTGAACAACACCATTACTATGCATATAGGATGTGGTATAAGTATTTCCATAGAAAGGAAATGAAAATCCTAGATTTACCTGTGCGTAACCATCGTCGCTGATATTATGTTCAACGATTGTAGGAGCACCTGTAGAGGTGTCAAATGTTTGTGTTTGAGCACTAGCGTTATAGGAGCAAAAGCAAACCAAGAATGCCAAGAATGCCGACGCCAAATACTTTAGCTTCATCGTCATCTACTTTGTCTCCATCTAGATCTTTTGATTCTGCATCTGGAACCATTTCGGGGTTTGCATCCCACTGGTCAGCGGCTGGTTGTCCAATTTGACCAAGATAAGGACAGGGTGTACCTGCCATTTTCATGGCATCAAACACTCTTCTATCTTGACAGAGAACACTAACAGCGGCGACTTTCATGCCCATATCATAAAGGGTTTTACTCAACTTCAATCTCTCACAATTTGGGTCACGAACAGTGGTCCCTTTACTGAGACCTAAAATCTGTGTTTGTACAGCAGTACTCGCGCCCGTAGTGCAAAGATCCATATTATTACTATTAATACTTGGAGAAATAGCGCTGGGTGGTGGATTAATCACTATCGTTTTTGTATCAGTGTCAGTAACGACATTACTAGTACTGCTACTATTACTCGTATTCACATTATTGTTATTGTTATTTGTAGTAATAGTGCTTTGAGCAAACACAGAAGATGAAAACATAAAAACCACGATAAATACCAAAAACGGTATTGCGGTTTTCATTTTTGCCTTACACCTCCTTATTATTGTCTATACGGTTTATTTATATTTAAGGATATTTAAAATGCTCACAATAAAAACTTTATTAGCATCTTTTATGATATGGATGAATGTTCATACAGGGTTGACAATACCTCATTTACCAGATATAATGTTAAAAGATAAAGAACAGTTATTTCATATGGTTTATCCAGGAGTGAAATATGAAGGTCCTGAGAAATCAGTAAATGTGATGGGAGTGTATGTATCTGATACGATATATCTACCAAATGATTTTGATGTGAATGATATATGGGATCAAAGCATTTTATTACACGAACTCATTCATCATTATCAAGAATATAATGACATTGAGGATTTATACGAATGTCCACAGCGAAGAGAATATCATGCTATAATGATTCAGAAAGAGTGGCTGGATCAACAAGACAAAAATATCTGGGAATATTTAAGTCCATTGTGGGTTCTTGGGGCAATGAGTTGTCCTGGATTGATGGGAGATGGTCGAGCACGATGAGAAAACCGCCTGGCCATGCAGGATACGTCAAACCAGACGATCCCTGGTGTGATGAGTTTATAGATTATATCGATACGAGATATGGTGGTCGTGTTGAGTTACAGCAGTTTCTCAAAGATATGGATTGGAAGGGAACAGATACACCATGGGGCCCCGGATTGAGATGGACCTACGATTTTGGCAAAGACCAAAAATTTTATATCACAACAAAAAAAGGGGTTGACAAAAAATAAAATCTCTGGTATTATATAAACATGATGAACGAAAGAGTGAATGAGATGACTACTTTTGATTTTGGCAACGGCCTGGTCCCCGCCCACCAGCATTCTAATGGTGGTGGATGGGTTGCTGATACCGCCACTGTTTCTGAGACCGCCTATGTTGGGCCTAACGCTGTGGTTTCTGGTAACGCTAGGGTGTCTGGTTGCGCTGTGGTGTATGATAACGCTATGGTGTCTGGTAACGCTATGGTGTCTGGTTACGCTGTGGTGTCTGGTTACGCTGTGGTGTCTGGTTACGCTGTGGTGTCTGGTTACGCTGTGGTGACTGGTGACGCTGAGGTGTCTGGTAACGCTAAGGTGTACGGTAACGCTTGGGTGTCTGGTAACTCTAAGGTGTATGGTTACGCTGTGGTGTCTGGTAACGCTAAGGTGTATGATAACGCTGAGGTGTCTGGTAACGCTTGGGTGACTGATAACGCTTGGGTGTCTGGTAACGCTTGGGTGACTGGTGACCCTGTGGTGTCTGGTGACGCTGAGGTGACTGGTGACGCTGAGGTGTCTGGTAACGCTAAGGTGATTGATAACGCTTGGGTGTCTGGTAACGCTATGGTGTATGATAACGTTATGGTGTCTGGTAACGCTGTGGTGACTGGTAATGAATGAAGGAGTGAATGAGATGACTACTTTTGATTTTGGCAACGGCCTGGTCGCCGCCCACCAGCATCCTAACGGTGGTGGATGGGTTGCGGATACCGCCACTGTTTCTGAAACCGCCTACGTCGGACCTGACGCTATGGTGTCTGGTAACGCTATGGTGTCTGGTAACGCTAAGGTGTCTGGTCGCGCTGTGGTGATTGGTGACGCTGTGGTGACTGGTGACGCTAGGGTGTATGATAACGCTAGGGTGTCTGATTACGCTTGGGTGTCTGGTGACGCCAGGGTGTCTGGTAACGCTATGGTGTATTGTGGCGCTGTGGTGACTGGTGACGCTAAGGTGTCTGGTGACGCTGTGGTGACTGGTTACGCTAAGGTGTCTGGTGACGCTGTGGTGTACGGTAACGCTTGGGTGTCTGATTACGCTTGGGTGTCTGGTTACGCCGTGGTGGATGGTTACGCCGTGGTGGATGGTTACGCCGAGGTGTCTGATTACGCCAGGGTGACTGGTAACGCTAGGGTGTATGGTAACGCTGTGGTGACTGGTTACGCTAAGGTGTCTGGTGACGCTGTGGTGTACGGTAACGCTTGGGTGACTGGTAACGCTGTGGTGTCTGGTAACGCTCAGGTGTTTGGTAATGAAAGAAGGAGTGAATGAAATGCTACAAGTTAATGATACAGTTGTTCTTACAGGCAAGACACGCCATGGTAAAAACCGTATTCAGCAACATGGTAAATTGTGGTTTGTACAAGAAGTACGAGGTGGTAAAATGCATCTCCGTAGTGAACACAAAACTGATGGTCCTATGCATAATAAGGATTTTGACGGACGTTGGGTAGAATTACAAAATGACCCAAACTTTGAATGGCTAAAAGGAGTCTAAAATGAACGATACTAATGAAATGACTGCTTTTGATTTTGGCAACGGTCCGGTTCCCGCTCACCGTCATCCTAACGGAGGCGGTTGGGTTGCTGATACCGCCACTGTTTCTGAGACCGCTTATGTTGGACCTGATGCTGAAGTGTATGATAACGCTGAGGTGTATGATAACGCTAGGGTAACTGGTTACGCTAAGGTGTCTGGTAATGCTGAGGTGTCTGGTGACGCTAGGGTGTATGATAACGCTTGGGTGTCTGGTAACGCTTGGGTGACTGGTGACGCTTGGGTGTCTGATAACGCTAGGGTGTACGGTAACGCTAAGGTGTATGATAACGCTATGGTGTATGATAACGCTAGGGTGTATAATAACGCTAGGGTGTATGATTACGCTTGGGTGACTGGTAACGCTAGGGTGACTGGTAATGAATGAAGGAAAAGTCTAAATGTCTCTTAAACCTCGTAAGAAACGTGTACTTGCTCGCCGAGTAACAGGTCTTAGTGGTGCCCCTAAGACTCCTGGACGGGCGGCTGATTTTTATTTTCAATACGAAGTTGAGAATAAACAGATTATAGAATTGGTCAAGTCTTGGATTCGTACTGAGTTTCCTAAGAAAATTGCCACATCTATTCTAAAACAACCAGACTGGAAATTTATGTTTCCACACTGGGCATGTATTATTCACACAAACGATTCCTCTCGTATGGACTATCTTCGAAATAGAATTTCTCAACTGGCAGAGGAAGAAGTGAAAGTCGTAAAATCCCCTAATAAGAATACGACACAAAAAGATAAGATTGATCCAGTAAAAGAATGGATTGGCGAATTAGAAGAGGTAGTAGACCGACAAGATGACAAGTTTGATTTCTATCAGTTTGCTCGAATCAAGAATATGAACAAAGCACAAACTGAAAAAATCATTCAATATTATAAAAGAGAATATGAAGAACTCTTGGAAGTAAAGAAAGGTAAAAGTGAGGATCTTAAAGAAGCCTGGGGATATCTAAAACGTAAAGGTTTGACAAATCGTATTGCATTTTTTGAACGTCTATTGTCTGAACTAGACAAGCATATAAATAATAAAAAGGTAATACGTCGTCCACGTAAACCAAAGGTAAAGTCTGCCGCGCAACTCGTAAAAAACGTCCAATATCTCAAAGAATCGAATGAGTTGAAAGTTGTGTCGGTAAGTCCAGAAACAATTGTTGACATGAAACAATTGTGGGTATATAATGTTAAGTATAAGAAATTGACTTGTTATAACTCTTTGGAGGGTGGTTTTAAGATGAAAGGAACCACACTTCAAAACTTTGATATGGAAACAAGTATGTGTAAGATGTTACGTAAACCTCAAGAGCAACTAGGTGAGTTGCTAAAATCGGGAAAGGTCAAACTCAGGACTTTCATGGATAAACTAACAACCAAACCATCAACGTTTACAGGTCGTATCAATAAAGATACACTATTAGTGAGAGTATTATGAGCAATGTGATTCAGTTTCCTTTGGAACGAATGGGTGTATCGCCCATTGTAAAAGAAAGGAATCTTCCACAATCTGAAGAAGAGACAATAAAGGCTATCACAATCAATCGAATGATGTTGGTAGACGAAGTAGTCAACACAGAATTTAGCCGTCTTGCTACGAAAATGATGATGCAAGGGTTTCCTATAGAAGATTCTGGATTCTTCAAGGATTATATTTTTGTTGGAGAGATGATGAGAGCCATACTATATAATAGTGTGGATATCGAACATCCTTTATATGATGTCATCTTAAACAATCGTGACCGTCTCAAGAAGATGATTGAGAATGGCGATATTGTATTTGGTGACGAAGAGGAAGATGACGAAGAATAAGGTGTGATATGATTTTGTTAGATTTTTCACAGGTATGTCTATCAGGCATTCTGGCGAGTGGCAATAAAGATTTTAGTGAAGATCTTATTCGTCACATGGTACTAAACTCAATCCGTAGCTTTAAGACACGGTTCTCTGAATACGGAGAAATGATACTCTGTTGCGATGACAAGAACTATTGGCGTCGTCAAATCTTTCCTTACTATAAGGCAAATCGTAAGAAGAGTCGAGAAGAATCACCACTCGACTGGAATCTTATCTTTGATACGCTGAATTCAATCAAAGAAGAGATTCGAGATAATTTTCCATATGTCTTAATTCAAATCGAATCTGCCGAGGCTGATGACATCATTGCTACAATGGTCGAACGATTTGGTGGTAATGGTGAAAAGATCATGATTGTCTCTGGCGATAAAGACTTTTCACAATTGCAAAGGTATAAGAATGTTGAACAGTATTCCCCTATTACGAAGAAGTTTATTAGAGTTGAAGATCCTATGG